GGTGGAATGAAATAAGCCGTAGGTATGTTGATGATAAGCCTGAGTTCTACGAGCCTAATGAATGGCGTGGACGCAGTAAAGATAAGAAGCAAGGTAGTGATAAAAAGTTTAACACTAAGGGTATGCATGATGCTGATACACCAGATACAGCAAAGCATAGAGCATACTTGTCTGCTAATATGTCTTATCAGTGGCTTATTGGTATTGGTGTATGCCCAGAGCAAGCACGTATGGTACTGCCACAGTCAACTATGACTGAGTGGTACTGGTCAGGATCACTGGATGCCTTTGCTGACATGTGTAAACTGCGTTGCAAGAAGGACACACAATGGGAAACATTCCTGGTTGCCGTTGAAATAAGTACAATTATGCTTGACTTATTCCCGATTTCATGGGCATCATTATTAGGTACTACAGAAACACAGATACGTCCGTTTGACATCAGTGAGAAAGGCAGGGCAGTTGAAAGAGTACAAGCTAATCAAGCGTAAGACTAATTGGGTGCTACTAGATGAGGATGAGACTGTCATTATAGTAGCTAAGATCAAGAAGACATGTACAGACTACATGAAACAACTTAATGAGGAGACAAAGTAATGACTAAAGAAACAAAAGCAATGTCAGATTGGCAGAAAGAACGTGATGAGGCCAACCGTATTAAGAATGAGAACGCTAAAGCTCTATCTGAGGAGCAGCGTTATGCAATAGAATTTGCATGGAAAACTATACAGAGCACTGAGTTTAGTATGCGTGAGATGTTTGACATAACTATAGAAGACTGTAGGGCTATTTATAAAGCTGAGTGGAAGATGCGCTCTGCTTTTCCAGAACTAACAGCAGGAGATGAATAAGATGAGCTACAACGACATAGAAGACATCATGCCTATCAGTCAGTACCACAACAACTTGTGTAAGCAAGTAGATGATGCTGAGTGGATGGGTGAAGAAGAGCAAGCCTATGTGCTCCAGTGTGAGCTTGATCAAGTCAAGCGTATGATTGACAACGGCGAACTATACTACGCAAAGTTTTAGCTTATGGAGCCAGGAACCCAGATTATTCTTCCCTTTGTACTAGCGTACATTGTGGGCTTCATATACTTCTTAATGAAGGACAACAGCAATGACAAATAAGGAACAGTACCACATCAAGGGATGGTTCTACGCTTTCTTAGTGTGTACCTTTTTGATCTTAGGTGTGCCAGTGTTGATTAACTTATTTCTTTGGCCTGACATAGGAGTTTGGACTATGATAAAATGATGAGTGTTACCATGACAAAACCTAAGAATGTTGGACAACTAGTCGTAGAGTATTGGGGATCAGATGCTTTCCGCAAGCTAGGTAGTGCCTCACAGCGTGATTACTATGATTGTTTGACGATTATTAAGGATGATGAGAAATTAGGCTCTACCAGTTTAAAGAGACTAAGTGTGCCTATGATGCAGCGTTGCTATAATGTTTGGTTAAGCAGAGGTATACCTAGAGCCAACAAGATAGCGGCAATCATGTCTATACTTCTTAATTGGGCTATCAAGAATGAAGTAGAAGTATTAAACCCTATGCGGTACATAGATAAGACACCTAACCCAAAGCGTAAGGTTACATGGGAGCCAGAGCAAGTAAGCCAGTTTTTATCTACAGCTTACAGCCATTGGAAGTGGCGCAGCATTGGCCTGATAGTACAGATGGCCTACGAGTGGGGTCAACGTGTAGGTGATATGCGTATGCTCTTGTGGAACGCTATAGACTTAGACAAAGGACGCTGCGACTTCGAGCAAAGCAAAAGAGGTGAGGCAGTACACTTGCCTATCAGTGATAGCTTGATGCACGTACTGAGACAGCAACACGAAACCTTTGGCTTTCAAGTATTGGTGGCTCCACAGATGAAACCAGAGGACGGTGCGTGGAAGCCCTACGGTAAGGAGACATTGTATGTTCACGTTAATAGAGTGTTAGATGCAGCAGGGCTTCCATCATACCTTACAGCTATGGATATGAGGCGCAGTGCTATCACTGAAATGGCAGAGGCTGGTGTAAGCATAGCAACCATGAAGCAAGTTACAGGTCACACTAACATCAACAGCTTGACACCGTACATCAAGCATACCTACAGTGGTGCATCAGAGGCATTAGCACAAAGACAGGCACACAAGGATAAAGAGTGATGCAGTATGAGTTATTCAAATTTAGTGAACCTCTACCTGATCCAAATCAAGACACGCAAGTATGTAAGTTGTGCAGTAAAGAAAAGCCTGTTGATATGTTTCATAAACAACTAGGTAATAAAACTGGAATAGATACAAGGTGCAAAGCTTGTGCTCATAAAGACAGAAAATTTTTAAGGGAACTAAGAAATAAACTAATACACACAATACCTGAAGTTTGTAACTGTTGCGATAAACCTTCAAATAAACCGCTAGTAGTTGATCACTGCCACGAAACCCTAAAGTTTAGAGGCTGGCTTTGTGAGTCTTGTAATCACGGTATAGGTAAACTAGGAGACAACATTGAAGGTGTGCAAAAAGCTTTAGATTATTTAAGGAGAAAAACTAATGCCTAACTACATAGATGACCTAGAGCTAACAGAAGGGCAGTCCATACGTCAGGCCTGTCCTAAGTGTGGCAGGAAGAATACCTTTACTGCTACCAAGCGTGACGGTAAGGTTGTCTACAACTGCTACAGCTTGTCGTGCGGTTTGTCTGGTAGACTGTCAACTGGCATGACTAGAGAAGAGATAATGAGTTATACATTGAAGGAGCCATTAGTGGAAACATTCAGTAAGAACAACCAGGTAGACACCTTTGTTTATCCAGAACACGTAATTACCAGTGGTAATTCTGACATAGGTAGATTTAGACAACGCTGGCCTGTACTTAACAGTACTACCTTAATGTATGACATTAAAGACAAACGTGCAGTCTTTCCTATACACAAGGATGGTATACTGATTGACGCTATTGGACGTGCATTAGATGGAGCTATACCAAAGTGGTACAGATACGGAGGTAGTGCAGATTACTACACAAGTGTAGAGCTTACACCTAATGGAGTATACGTCTTAGTAGAAGATGTTATTAGTGCTATCACTGTGGCTAGACATTACCCTGGAACTACTGGCTTTGCTATACTTGGTACTAGCTTGACACAGGAGCATTTAATCTGTATAGCTGACAATGCCACTTCAGTTATTGTTGCACTAGACCCTGACGCAGTAAGTAAAGCATTAGAGTTTAAACGTAACATAGAAATGTGGACAGGAGTAACTACTAAGGCTCTATCCTTAGAGGATGACTTAAAGTATGAAAGAGATAAAGACTTAGCTAAACTAGAGAGGATGATAGCCAATGAGCAAGAGTGGCAAAAATATGCAGAACCCTATGGCTAGAGACTTGCGGCAACCTAAGTACAAGCAACAAGTCATACCTGACAAGAAGAAGCCAGTAAGTAAACGTAAAGAAAAACATAAAGGAGATAAAGATACATGAGTATGTGTGGAGAGATAGAAAACTATGAGTGGCAGATTAAAACGTATCGCACCAAGATACAGTCCTTAGAGAAGCAGATAATTGAATACTCTAGGGATATAACTAGGGCTGCTGATAAAATACATGAGCTACGCATGGCACAGAAGCATGGAGACATATACACAGCTACTAGCTTTGAAGATGTATAAGAGGAGACATAAATGGAACTAGCACTAATACGAACTCTGATGGACAAAGAGTTCTACGATAACAACAAGGGTATCCGTACACCAGATAAGTTGTTTAATAAAGATGTGCGTAAGATCAAGTCTACCTTAGACTACGCCATGCAGAACTACGAGAAGGACTTAACTGCAGCAGAACTTGAGGCTTTATTCTTTACTAGAGAAACATTAACAACAGCTAACAAGGAGTTTTACAGAGAGATATTTGTTAAAATACGCAGAGAGCAACCTATGTCTGCTGAGATAGCTAAAGAAGTAATGTCTAAGCTATTCCAGAAGGTAGTAGGTGAAGAGGTAGTGAACATAGGGTTTGATTACGTGAACGGTGAAGATCACACGCTTGAACCTTTGCGTAAGCTTATTAGTGACTACCAAGATGACTTCATGCCTAACCTCAAAGTTGAGTGGGGTGACATAACCATAGATACTTTACTGCAAGCTAATAACGTACAAGCTAAGTGGAAGTTTAACATACCGTCACTACAGCGCAAGGTTGAGGGTGTCAGTGATGGACATCTAGTTATTGTAGGGGCAAGACCTAACACAGGTAAGACTAGCTTCCACGCCTCTCTGGTAGCCTCAGACGGTGGCTTTGCTCATCAAGGTGCTAAGTGTATTGTGCTGTGCAATGAAGAATCTTATGACCGTGTAGGTGCTAGGTACTTGAGTGCAGCATCCGACATGTCTATGGATGAAGTTAGAGGTAATTATGCTCTGGCAGCTACAAGGTACAAACCAGTGTACGACAACATCAAGATAAAGGATAGCACAGGTAAAGATATGAATTGGGTTGAAGCCGTAGTAAAAGGATACAAGCCTGACGTTCTAGTGCTTGACATGGGTGACAAGTTTGCCAGTAAGGGCAGTGGTGACTCGCATATCTACTTGAAGGATGCAGCCATACACGCACGTAATATAGCTAAAGAGTACGGCTGTGCAGTTATATGGATGAGCCAACTATCAGCAGATGCAGAAGGTAAAATATACGTTGACCAATCTATGATGGAAGGTAGTAAGACAGGTAAAGCAGCAGAGGCTGACTTGATGGTGTTAATTTCTAAGAACCCACAACAAGTAGAGGGTGCAGAAGAGCAAGACCCAGAGCGTCACTTGAATATAGCTAAGAACAAACTAACAGGTGGATGGCATGGTAGGATTACGTGCAAGCTAGATGGAGCCAGAGCAAGGTATGGAGCATAGGAATGAAAAGAGTTTTAGACGTAGAGAACTCTATAACTCTGCGAGATGGAAAAATATACAACGATCCTTACGAAGCTGCAAACACACTTACTCAGGTGGGCGTATTGTGCTTAGATACAACTGACAAACACATACTTAACTTTGACCACGACGAAGCTGTAGACACAGACGGTAACAACGCTTGCAGACTGCAGCGATTACTAAACAGCACCACCTTGCTGATCTTACACAATGCTCAGTATGACTTATGTTGGCTGTGGGCTAGTGGGTTTAAGTATGATGGAGATATATACGACACAATGTTAGCGGAGTACATACTACTACGTGGACAGAAGCAACCACTAAGCTTAGAGCAGTGTGCAATAAGAAGACAACTACAATACCAAAAAGATGATACACTTAAAACTTATTACAAGAAAGGATACAATACAAATGAAATACCGTTGGATGAACTCAGCCATTATCTTGAGTACGACTTGCGTACTACTGGCGAATTGTACTACGCCACAAATAGGGATTACCAAACCCCTGCTTCAGCCTCACTTAGAACCATTCGTGATGTCACATTCAGAACTTGCAAAGCCCTCACAAGAATGTCAATGTCAGGAATCAGGGTGGATCAATCAGCCCTTGCATTCGTCGCAGATGAATTTAGAAGAGAGCAGTCAGGAATACAAAATCGTTTGTACAGGCAAGTGCGAACACTCATGGGAGCCACACCCATAAACCTTAACTCACCAGAACAGCTATCACAGATTATCTTTAGCCGTAAGGTTACTAACAAGAAAGAGTGGGCTGAGTTGTTTGAGTTTGTAAATAATCCAAAGGACTTTAAAGATATAGTAGAGGCTAACAGTAAGTTTATATACAGAACTAGAGCAATTTATTGCCGACAGTGTGACGGTAAAGGTAAGACTTACAAGACTAAGAAGGACGGTACGCCTTACAGCAAACCTAACAAGTGCTCCAACTGTAATGGCATGGGGTACATACTTAAAGATACAGAGCAGTTAGCTGGCCTACGGCTTAGAGCACCAAGTAAGAAGTGGATCAGTGCTAACGGCTTCAGCACAGGAAAGGATAAACTAGATGTTCTTATTGCCACGGCTAAGAATAATTCAATGCATGATGCAGCTACGTTTCTGGAGGATGTTAAGCGGCTTAACGCTATTAGTAGCTACCTCAGTAGCTTTGTGGATGGCATTTCCAAGTACACTAAACAAGACGGATTCCTTCACGTCAACCTTACCCAGCATGTCACCAGTACAGGTAGATTTTCTGGACGCAATCCAAACATGCAAAACATGCCAAGAGGAGGAACCTTTCCAGTAAAACGTGTGTTTATCTCTAGGTGGGATGGTGGTAAGATTTGTGAGGCAGACTTTGCACAACTTGAGTTCAGAACGGCTGCATTCCTTGCACAGGACACTGTAGCCATGCAGGAGATCAGTACAGGATTTGATGTACACTCCTACACGGCAAAGGTTATCAGTGATGCAGGACAGCCTACATCTCGCCAGGATGCAAAAGCACATACATTCGCTCCTTTATTTGGGGCGACAGGATATGGTAGGAGCAAGGCAGAAGCTGCATACTATGAGCACTTCACTGAAAAATACAAGGGTGTGGCTGCATGGCACAAGAAGCTAGGAGATGAGGCTGTGCGTATGTTAAAGATAACTAATGTCAGTGGTAGGCAGTACGCCTTTCCTGATGTAGTACGCAGAGAGAGTGGCAGTGTAACACACTTCACTATGATAAAGAACTACCCTGTGCAAGGCTTTGCCACTGGTGACGTTGTGCCTGTAGTTATACTTGAAATGGAAAGACTACTTGAGCCTCTGCACTCTTGCCTAGTAAACTCAGTACATGATTCAGTTGTAATTGATGTACACCCACAAGAAATAGATCAGGTACTAAAGATAATAAATGATCTTAACGGAAACCTTAACAACTTAATAAAAAAGGAGTACGGAATAGAAATGAATGTACCACTACTATTAGAAGCTAAAATAGGTGATAATTGGCTTGACACAAAGGATGTTATGTGATATAACAGACCTCTTATTAAACGTTCACAAAAGGATATATATAGATGAACAATATAACAGCACTAAGCGTAGACAACATGAACCTAGCTGATGCAATGGGCTTTCAAATCTCAGCGTCTAGCGCACAAAAAAACAGTTTATGCAGAGTAAAGCCCATGATATTGCAGGAGATTAACCAAGAAACAAAAAAGATTGTTTCATCCCCTGTATTCCAGATGAAGCGTGATGAAGAAGAAGTGTATTGCCGTAAAATGATAGTTCGTTTATTTGTAGAGCGTCAGCGTTGGGAAAAGTGGGATAGCGCAGCTAATACTACACAAAGGACTGTGATGGCAGCAAACTTAAAGAGTGATTTAAAAGATTCTTTAGGTACTTTTAATCTAAATCGTGGTGGCTTTGTTGAGGATTTTAATGCCTTATCTGAAGATAGAAAGCAGTTTATACGCAGTATTAAAAGCTGTAAAGTTATGATGGGTATGACAACATTAATTGAACCTTTTTATGAAGGAGGTGAACCTGCTACAGGTTTTAATGAAGAAACACCATTTATAATGGATGTTAAAAACCGTGATAGTAAAAAGAATATTCAACACAGTGTAGAAAAGCTTATGCGTAAAAGTTTAACACCAGCAGAGCACACAATAACCTTGACAGGTGAAGCAAAGGATATGCCTAACGGTAAGTATATAGTTATACACTCATCTTTAGGTGATCTTATAGGTTTTGCTGATGGAGACAATGACATACTAAAAGATTGCGTAGAGTACGTTCAGCGTAGCAACGAGTACATCCTTAACAAGTGGGATGAAGCTAATGTTGAGAACTTATCTAGTGAAGACGCAAAAATAATAAACAGCATTGTTGATGTGCAGGAAGTTGACTAATGAATCACCCTGCTGAACTTTCTCTTCACTCTTACTTGAGGGGTGCAGTTGATGGTAAGTCAACTATGTCGCAAGAGGTTATTGACCAAGTAGCTGAAGACATAAAGGTTGCCTTGCATAAACAGTTCAACCCTGAAGAAGAAGAACCACGCAAGTTTAAACTAAGGATGTCCAACATTGGGCGTCCTACCTGCCAGCTTTGGTTTCAAAAGAATGACCCTGATAATGCAGAACCTAAACCTACATCCTTTAAGGTTAATATGATTATGGGTGATATTGTAGAGGCTGTGTTCAAAGGGTTACTCAGGGCTAGTGGTACTACCTTTGAGGATAACGACAAGGTAACACTTGACTTACCTAAAGGTGGTAAGGTTAGTGGTGAGTACGACATGATATTGGATGACAAAGTAGATGACGTTAAGTCTGCTTCACCTTGGTCTTACGAAAATAAGTTTGCAGACTTCAACACCTTAAACGCAGGAGATTCATTTGGTTACGTATCACAGCTAGTAGGGTACGCAGCAGCAGCAGGTAAAGACATAGGTGGCTGGTGGGTAGTAAACAAAGCTAATGGTAACTTTAAATATGTGTCTGCTGAAGAAGCTAATGGTAAAGAAGTACTAGAAAATATAGAGGATACATATGACTACATAGATAAAGACAAACCCTTTGAAAGATGCTTTGAGCCAGTGCCTGAGACATACTTCAAGAAGCCTAGTGGTAACATGAAGCTTAGTAGTAACTGCAGGTTCTGTGATTATAGGTACAAATGCTGGCCTACACTACAGGCTCTACCATCTAGGGTATCTAAAGCTAAAGACAAACCAATAGTAGAATACGTATCAGTAGCAGAGGCAGCTTAAAATGACAACAGTAACAGTAAATGACAAAGACTACGACACCAACAACATGAATGAAGAACAGCAGGAGCTAGTCAAACTGCTGCAACAGAACGCTATAACACTGAACATGCTTGACCACCAAATGCAGTGTGTTCGTGCTATAGGTAAAGTAAAGTCAGAAGAATTACATCAGTTGTTAAATGCCACAAAGAAAGCATAGTGTAAGAAGGTATCGCAGTGGTTTAGAGAAGGACGTTGCTGCTTACTTAAAAGATACACAGAAGAAAGTCAGGTACGAATGCTTGAGAATTGAGTGGGAAGACCTACGGTACAGAACATACACGCCTGACTTTATTCTGGATAACGGTATTATAATTGAAACTAAAGGTATCTTTGACAGTGAGGACAGACGCAAGCACACAGAGGTACGCAAGCAACATCCAGAGCTTGATATACGCTTTGTGTTTAGTAACTCAAAAGCTAAACTATATAAGGGAGCTAAGAGCAGGTACTATCAGTGGTGTGACACTAATGACTTTATGTGGGCGCATCGTGTGATACCTGAATCCTGGCTAAAAGAAAAAGGCACAGCAACTAAACTAAAAGTAATACCACTTAAAACAAAGAGAAGGGATACTTAATGAGCTACACAGTAGATGATGATGAGGTAGCTATTATACTACGGCCTGTGGAACTAGACAGTAAAGGTGAGTGGACAGGACAACTTAGTACAGGTTTAGTAGTAGGTAACTCTAAACATTTTAAGATAGAAGTTTTGTCTTACTTGGTACACTTAGCTACACTGATGGGTACATTCTTAGAGATGACACAAGAAGATGAAGACCTGTATAATGAAGTTGAAGAGCGTAGAAATGATAACTTAGCTATTGACAAAAAGGAACAAAAGGTGTATGAAGAAGTAGAAGGTACAGACGGTAAAGTATTAAGACTAACTAAGTACACTAAAACATTTGGGAATGCATAATGAGCACACTAGACTTACCAAGCGGTGACTTTGAAATATCTGATCTATTCAGTGATGATCAAATCATTACAATAACTGGAGAGACTACTTTGTACGACAACGTAAGTAAACCAGCACACTACAACCTAACTGATGGTATAGAGTGCATTGATTACATCAAGCAGGTACTAGGACTGCAAGGCTTTGTAGCTTACTGTAGAGGTAACGTTATGAAGTATAACCACAGGGCAACATACAAGAATGCCACCCCTGTAGAAGATTTAAAGAAAGCTCAACAATATTTAGAGTGGGCTAATGAAACACTGAAGGAAATACACAAGTGAACAAGAAAAGGTTTAGCGTAACATTTGTACTTGATGTTGAAGAAGACGGTAATATCTTATCTACTGTTGAAAACCACCATGTAGATGATATGTGTGACTTAGTACGTAATACGTTTCACGACATAGATGATGTAACCTTAGATAACTTAAACGTCAGGGAGAGAACATGATTAACGAAACAGACTTAGAAGCTTTTGGTTACTGGCAAGAACAGTGGAAGAGTAAGCCTTTGGACATGAAATCATACCAATCAGAGGCACAAAAGACAGCTATCTATGGGGTAAACCACGCAGTAATATACCCTGCACTAGGGCTTGCAGGTGAAGCTGGTGAGGTAGCTAACAAAGTAAAGAAAATGCTACGTGATGGTGACTTTGATAGAAACGCTGTAGCTGCTGAACTAGGTGACTGTATGTGGTACATAGCTGCACTAAGCAGAGACTTAAACATAAGCATGGCTGAGATAGCTATGTCTAACCTAGAAAAACTAATGAAGCGTAAAGCTAATGGTACTATAAAAGGAAGTGGGGATAATAGATGAGCAACTTACTACCAACAGACTATCAATCATTTATACATACCTCACGCTATGCACGTTGGGTAGAAGAAGAAGGTAGTAGAGAAGCTTGGGATGAGACTGTAGAGCGTTACATGAATAATGTTGTGTCTGACTTAGTTGATGCTGATACAGTTACACAAATACAAGATGCAATACTAAGCTTAGAAGTTATGCCTAGCATGAGAGCCATGATGACTGCTGGCCCTGCTTTAGAGCGTGACAACACAGCAGGGTACAACTGTAGTTACCTACCCGTAGATGACCCTAAGTCCTTTGATGAGGCTATGTTCATCCTCTTGTGTGGCACTGGTGTCGGGTTCAGTGTTGAGAGGCAGTACATCACTAAACTCCCTGAAGTTCCTGAGTTGTTCTACAGTGATACTACTGTCGTTGCTAAAGATAGTAAGGAGGGTTGGGCTAAAGCGTTCAGACAAGTTCTTGCTCTCCTGTGGGCTGGTGAGATACCTCAGTGGGATGTCTCACGTATACGTCCTGCTGGTGCAAGACTAAAGACATTTGGTGGTAGAGCTAGTGGCCCTGCACCCTTGGTAGACTTGTTTAACTTTGCAGTTACTATATTTAAGAATGCACAAGGGCGTAAGCTATCTAGTATTGAGTGTCACGACTTGATGTGCAAAGTAGGTGAAGTAGTTGTTGTAGGTGGTGTACGTAGGTCAGCTATGATAAGTTTATCTAACCTAAGTGATGACCGAATGCGTCACGCTAAGTCAGGACAGTGGTGGGAGAATGCAGCGTGGAGAGCACTAGCTAATAACTCTGTATGTTACACTGAGAAGCCTGACATGGAAACGTTTATGCGTGAGTGGATGTCCTTAGTAGAAAGTAAATCAGGAGAGAGAGGAGTATTTAATCGTGAAGCGTGTAAAGCTATTGCTAGGCAGCATGGCAGACGTAACCCTGACTATGATTTCGGCTGTAACCCATGTTCGGAGATCAGCCTTAGACCTTATCAATTTTGTAATCTTACAGAAGTTGTGGTACGAGCCACGGATTCGGTTGAAGACTTGGAGCGAAAAGTCAAATGTGCTACTATACTTGGCACAATCCAAAGCACCTACACAAAGTTTCCTTACTTGCGAAAGGTGTGGAAGCGTAATACAGAAGAAGAGCGTCTGCTTGGTGTGTCACTCACAGGGATAATGGATAACCTACTACTAACCAGTAAGAATGTATCACTAGATAAAACATTGGAGTACTTACGAAATGTCGCCATCACTACTAATGCTGAATGGTCTAAGCGTTTGGATATACCTGCGTCTACTGCAATTACCTGTGTCAAGCCATCGGGAACGGTATCACAACTTGTGGATAGTGCGTCTGGTATCCATAGTAGGCATAGCCCATATTATGTCCGTACTGTACGTGGTGACAATAAAGACCCACTAACTCAGTTTATGAAAGACTGTGGTATTCCTAATGAGCCAGAGTTTAACAAACCAGAACAAACTACAGTGTTTAGCTTTCCTATTAAGTCACCACAGAATGCTGTAACACGTAACGACATGACCGCCATAGAACAATTAGAGATGTGGCTTATTTACCAAAGACATTGGTGTGAGCACAAACCTAGTGTAACTGTTTCTGTGCGTGATGAAGAGTGGATGGAAGTTGGTGCTTTTGTTTACAAACACTTTGACGAGATGAGTGGTGTGTCATTTTTACCACACTCTGATCATACTTACCAACAAGCACCTTATCAAGACTGTACTCAACAAGAATATGACGAACTCTTGAGCACCATGCCTGAAAAGATAGATTGGTCTAAACTCTCAGCGTATGAAAAAGAAGACAACACAGTTGCTATGCAAACTATGGCGTGTAGCGGTGATGTGTGTGAAATAGTAGACTTAACATAAAAGGAAGAACTAACATGTTTGAATTAGTAACAATGGTAATCGGCTTTGGTGTGATTGAAGAAGTAGTAATACCTGCTGCTACTGTAGGATGGGAATACGCCACTGAAGGTTGGGAATACGTAAAGACTTTGGTGTAGTGCTATGAAGTGGATACTAGTACTCATATTGTTTAACCAAGGGCTACACTACGCACAGACTGAGCCAGAAATGTACGCTGACTATGATGAGTGCAGGGAAGCAGCAGAGCAATTAAGGGATACGCTTATGAATACTAGACCCAATGCTTCAGCTAACGTAATGACATTCTGTGTAGCACTGCCAAGGGAAATTTAAATAACTATGGACTTAGAAAAAGAAGCAAAGAGGCACGTAGAGCATAAGCAAAAGCTCTTCTATCAAACTTTGTCAAACAAACTAGAACCAGTAAGAGAGTGTATACTTGAGTTTTTACCTGAGAGTAGAGGCAGGGATAGAGCACTTGAGCACGTAGATGATGTAGCTGCCCTAGCTAGGTATACTGCTGAACTACACGGCATTAAATAAAAAGAGAGGGGCCAAGCGGCCCCCCTTTACTTAATATCACCTTTGCGGTATCCTTTGTAAGCATCCAACATGTATTCAAACATGTTTAGCTCTGTGTTATTGTAGTCCAGAGGGTCTTTAACTTCTATTTGTTTTAGTGACTCCTCTGTTGCGCCTCTGTCTCGCATTCGGTCTAATCTTATTTTGTGCATACCAGCCACAGCATTCTTGTATTCTTCTGAGTCATGTGCTTTATTTATAGTGTCATACCTACGCTGGTTTATTCTGTGCTCTTCTGATAGTGTACTCATGCCAGCTTTTACTGTTTTCCTAACTTCTGTAAGTATTTGTTTAGCTTTAACACGCTTGTATGTGTTAGACCCCTTAATGAACTTAGGATCACTAAGTAACGCTCTAGCTTTTCTTTCTAGTATAGGACTTAGTAGTTCGTTAAACAACCTGTCATACATAGGCACTTTACTTCTACTGTCTGCTCTAAATGTTTTTAAGTTAGCTAAAGTGTACAGTTGTTCTGTTGCAGTTTTATCAGCTAAAACTTTTATACCAAATACAGTAGCCAAAGGGTTAGGATCATACAACGCACCTTCCCTAGATGCAACACGTAGTTGGTTAAAGTCAGAGGCTTCTGTAGATGCACCTATAGCTTGCAAGATGTTATCTAAGTATCTGGTTGCTTCACCTTTAAATACTTCACCACCTGTCTTAGCTCTAAGCTTTACTTCACCTGTCTCTTGATCAACGTAAGACACACTGCGTCTATCTTTATGTATATCTGTATCTAAGATAAACCCTACGGCTTTGTCTATTGTCTGCAGAGGGCGTGTAAAGCCAGCTACAAAGCTACCTGCTCTCTTCTGTATTTCAGATGCTGCAGCACCACCGTTGGCATCAGAGAACATCATATCAAGAACCCTGTACATATCGTTACCAAACTGTATGTCTTTAGCAAACTGTCCTACACCAAGTTGTGCCATCATGTCTTCAACTGATTCTTTGGCAACAATAGGCTTATAAGGTACAATAGTTTTTATGTCAGTGTCAGCAGGTTCAATTTGTGTCATAGCACCTGATGCTTTACTTAGCGTAGATGTACCTCCCATCTGAGCTAACTGGTTAAACACTCTGCCCATTGCCATAAATTCAGACATAGGAAACGCATTCTTTGCATCAATCTTTGTACCGCCTACGTCAAACTGTGTTGACTCTAACCCTGCTTCTTGTCTGTCTTGATCCATTCTAGCTGCCATGATCAACCCTGCTGTTCCTACAGCAGCCCTAGATATAGCCTCTACATCTCTTATATCTCTGCCTTGTTTACCTGTAGCAGTCTTAACTATACGTGAAGCAGGAGCAATAAGACCCCAAGGCCCAAGCTGGTATACTGTTGCTATTACGTTGTTAAAGAACCTACCAAACGGCATAATGGAACCTAGAACAGGTATGTTAGATACATCCTCAACTAACCTGGCTGCTTTCTTTAACATCTGATCATCTGTAGTGTAGTCTTTAGAAAACACTGACCTTAGTGTACTGTCTACTGCCAAACCTGCAACGTCTTCATCTATAATGTTAAGACTGTTACCACGCATAGCTTCAGACAAAGTTACACCTTTTTTTATTCTAAGCTGCTTATCTAGCTCAGTCATAAATGTTTGTGATTTAGTAAAGGTATCTTGTGCTCTAACACCAGTTATTCTACTGGCTGCATCTACGTACTTTTCTATAATTTGATAAGGCTTGTTATCTTTGTCAAAGCCAAAGCGTTTAGCACCACTCTCTATACCAGTACCGCCCACTGTTTCGTGCAGTAAGTCTCTAGTATTTTTGCTTTCATCTAAGTATTTCATGTAAGCATCATGTGTAGTAAAAGGGTCTAAGAAGTTTCTAAACTTAGCACCTTGCACTTGGAAGTAAACTTTACCTACACGCATTGCTTCTTTATCACCAGACATGACACCGTAGGCATAGTACTGAGCACCAGAAAGTGCATCAGCTACAGTTTGACCTAAGTAGTACTGTGACCAACCAAATATGTTAGCTGCAGTTGTAGGTACAGAGGATACAAGTGCTCTACGCCAAACGTTTTGAACATACAAGGATGACTTAGGCTTACCGCCCATTTGGTCTTCTACTAAGTCTAGTTGCTCTAGCTTATACTCTCTAGCTGCAGCATCGTCTTTGCCTTTAGCTGCAGTAGTTAAATCCCTAAGTGGGAAGTCTTTAGTTGTCTTAGCTTTTGTATCTGGGTTGACAAATTCTATGGTAGCAGTTGTAGGCTCTTTAATGGAACCTTTACTTAAAGATATAACCTTACCTACATTATCTCTGTCTGGTGGTATTACATTACTGCCTACCTTTATCTCAGGCGGTTTAACTTTCTTGCCTTTCTTCTTAGCGTCTTCAAATACAACAGTTGCTACACCATCCTTAATGCCTAATATCTTACCTCTTTTATTTTTATTAGAACGCAGTATTACTTCTGCACCATCTCTAAAGCTCTTAGATTTAAAGTAAGAACCTAAACCATCTTCTAGTGAATCCCTGACTTCTTTTCTGTCAAGGGCTTTTTCCATTAAATCATTACCTATGACTACACCAGCATTAAGTTTATTCTTGGCTTGTGCTAATACAGATAACTCACTACCTAATTGACTAGCATAAGAAGCAATAACGTCACTCAGCTTAACTTTAGCTGCGGCTACTTCACCTAGTGGTATAGATGTCTTACCTTCAAAAGTCTTAGATATATCAAAAAAGTCTTCGTCAGGCATAACTCTTATTACATCAGTCAGGAAGTCAGATATAAAAGTATCTTTGTTTACTGTTACACCTTGCTGCCTTAGTAATCCTACTACACCTTTTTCACCGTCACCGTCTGGGCCTAGTAGTATCTCACTAAGTAATCCTTCAGGTAGTGGCCTATCTTTTGTAGCTTTTTTACCTGCTTCTACCTTCTGCTGCCAAGTTTTGTAGCTGTTCTTTAAAATAGTAGATACCTTAAACTGTATGTCAGCATCAACTTGGCCCTTAGTAGTAAACTGTTTAACGGCTAACTCCTCTTTAGCTTTACCTAAATCACTCTTACCAAAGATTTTACGTGCTCCCTTTGGGGCCATGCTAAATGCTGGTGCAACTACACCACCTAGTAAACCATTAAGTAAACTTTGATTATAGTTTATTGAATCTACACTGTCATCTACGTTTGCATCTAAGTATATATCTTGTATAGCTATATCTTGGAAGCCAGCAATAAGTGCGTCAACAGAAGCTGTGCCAGCTAGTTCAGCAACAAGACCTTTAGTTTTTCTTTTTGACTCAAACTCTTTTACAGCCTTACTACCTGCAAGCCTAGACTGCTGATACTTTACGTTTCTAGCTGCCATGTTTCTTGCGCGTCTACCTGCTTTAGTATTAGCTTGTCGCTTAGTCATGTTTTTAATAACTGACTCAGCCGCTTCATCTGCAAGCTTCTGTGTAGCTTTAGAAGACAAACCTTCTTTAGCTGCTTTCTTGTAGGCTTGTCTGGACGCAGCCTTGATAGCTTCTTTGGCTCCCTGTGTGACACCAAGAGTAGCACCTTTAGCTAGACCGCCAGTGAGTAGCCCTATGTAGTTTGATGGGTCAGACGCTGCAGCAAACAAGTAGTCTTTGATACCGTCTATCTTACCACTAAGGCTTTCACCTCTAGTAAATATATTACCTAGCTGATCATACAAGTCATACGCTGCTCCTGCAGCAGCCTTGTCAGCTTCTGTGCCTTTGTTAATAAATTGTACTTCACCTGCTGTAGACAGTGTGTTACTGTTAAACCAGCGCATCTGATCAACAAAGTCATTAACTAACTTGTCATCATCTTTGTCTTGCTCTCTGTAAGGCTCACCCTTCTTCCTGTACATATAATCTCGTATAATGTTTAGGTTGGTTGCACTGTACAAGTCTTTAGTTTTTAGTTTTTTACCTTTAGGTACTTTGCTTTCAAAAACTCTTCTGGTCTTTCCTTTACCATCTAAGTAATCAAAAGCATCTATGGATTCTGGATTAACTACATCAACTACAGTACCTGAACTCTTCCTGCTATTCAGGTAATCAAATGCATCTATGGATTTACTACTCATTCACGCATCTCTCTTTGTATTTGTTCAACAATCATTTTAATAACAGGCCTAGCAATACTATTCTTTGCAGCGTAACGTTTCCACTCTGTTATTAGCCTAGTTTTATCTGAGTAATACCCCTCTTTTACGGCATAATCATCAAAGAAAAATCTTAATGCGTCTTCTCCTCCTTTACTTAAATAATCCTCCATTTCCATGTCTTCAGTCTTAACATCAGGTACATTAACGCTATCAGCAGTAGGCTCCTCTAAAGCTGTACGTATGCCTGGAGCCACAAGTGGATCACCTACATCATCACTTTGCTCTTCTGCTTCAGACTTATTTATGTAGTCTTGGATGTCATTAGCTAAGTCTTCAGGTAAGTCCTCTTCTTTTAGTGCATCAAGAAACTTAAACAGCCCTTCTGTGTCAGTAGATAACAAAGAAGCATCCATCTCTTCTTTTTCTTCTAAGAAGTCCATAATACGCTCTATCTCTACTTTTGTAGCGTCTTGTGTAAAGTCTTCATCAGGGCGTTTAGATGCTTCAGCAGCAGGTATAATACTTGCTTTAGGTCTTTTTACTAGTGGTTCTTCTGCGCTGGGATCAAAACTTTCTGCACGAGCTTCAGATAGTTCTAGTCTTTCTTTTAACTCTCTTCTAAGCCTTTTTTGTTTAAATGCAGGTAGTCCACCAAAGAATTTTTTAATTTTAGGGACTAGTATTTGAAAGGGTGTGGGTTTACCTTTACCTTCTGGTTTAGGTGTCTCAGTTTTATCTACCTCTGGTGCTTCGCCTAAAGCATCAAAGGTTTCTACTTCTCCGCTTGCACTAGGGTCAAAACTACCTGCACGAGATTCACTATCCATACGCTCTATATCAGACTGTGTAAATACACCAGCATCTACAAGTTGATTAACAAAATCATCTATAGTTTTACCCTCTGGCATAGTAAAAGGTGTCACTGTTTTGTCTTTTCCTATTCTACTAGCTCTAATAGGTTTACCATCCATACCAAAACTAAGAGATATAGTGTCACCATCTTTGTCTTCCAGAGGAGCACTTATAAGAGATGAACCTTGATCAGTAGCTACCATATTAGTTAGCTTTTCTTTAATCTTAGCTTCAGGTTTACTGCTAGGTATAGTACTAGAACCATTAGGTTTAGCTGCAAGTCTTTTTTCTGCGGCTTCAATCTCAGCTTTTGTGTAAGTACCATAGGGCGCATCTACAATCCACTCATCACCAAATCGTCTTTCGTAGCGTTTATTTAAAGAACTAACAAGATTTGCTTTTAATTCTGCTGCTTCTTCATCTTTGCCCTGCGTTAAAAGACCCATGTAAGGGGAGCCAGATTTTTCTAAGCGTCTTTCTAAATCATCAAACTCATCTAAGTAGTCTAGGTTTGACGCAGTTGCATCATAAGGGTCACGCTGTGCCTCATCTATAGTTAAGAATACACTGCTAGGATCAGTAGCTAGGCTCCTGTAAGCTGCTTCCCTAGACATATCTATCAAATCCATCTTAGATGGCCCAAAGGCACTAGCAGAACCACCGTAAGATGCATCTGTAGCTTCTCTCAGGTTTATACCAAACAACTTCTGTATACCTGAACGTGGGTCTTGCCCTGCAGTAGCATCAGGTGGTGCTGTAGAAAAGTTGTAAGAGCGTTCAATAAACTCAGCTACATCACCAGCTTCAAACTCTGATGCACCAGTTATAAATACATCAATCTCTTGGGTTGTTAATGGTCTATCTGTATTTAACTTTTCTTGCTGTGCTGCTAATGCGTCTGCTAATTGAAACACACCTTTAGCACCAGTGGCTGCAGCAGCTTTGATTTGTTGATCAGTAGCACCTAGCTTTTTTAACCTACCCACTTGGCTTTGAGCCTGACCTACAAGTGCTTTTCTGTCTTGAAAAGCTTTCTTAGCGTCTTTGTAATCATCTCTTAACTCATCTTTATACTTTACATTCTCAAGACGGTCAAGCTCCATCTGTCTACCAGTTTCATTTAAGAACCCTGTAGCAAAAGATTTCCAATCAAACATATTACATACCCCCTCTTGACATCAGACCTGCACCTTCAGGAATAGGCATTTCTTCTTGTTGTTGTTCTTCTTCTACTGGCATAGGGGTTTCTTCTTCTTGTGTTGCTTCTTCTTCTGCTTCTATAGTTTCAGCCATTTGCTTTAATAGCTGTACACCTTCATCATCTTCACCTTGAGCCTCGCCTCTTTCTATAGCAGCCTGTAGCATCATTGTAGTACGTCTTTCATTCTTAGCTTCTTTAGAATTAGCAGGGTCTTCTTCTGTAAAGGTAAAATCTATTTCGTATGACTTAGCTACTGTAGCTAGAAACTCACTCATTGTGTCTTCAATAATAAGCCCTACATCCAAAGAGTGCATACCGTTCATAACACCTGATGTATAAATAGACTGTACTATAGGTCTAATTGGTACACCCATATCTAGTAGCGTCATTAAGTCATCAATAACATCTGGGTTATTTAACATCTTAAAGTAGTACCTAAGAGTTTCTTCTACCGTTGACATCTCAGGTGGACGCTCCCAAGGCCTGTCTCCAGGCTTGTGTGTCGTTAAAGAGTTACCAGGTATGGGTCTTCCAAAATTGGGTTCTTCCATCTTCTTTTATCCTACTTAGTGAAACCTGCACCAAAGTACAGTCCTACAATGGCTGATACTATATGTGTGTCTAGTGGTGTAATTACAAAACCTTTTGCCATCTTCCATTGTATTGCTTCGTCGGGGCCAAACAGCCAGTTCATAAAGCCACCCTGTACTTCTGTGTATCCTACGTAAACTGTGACTTCAGGATACCACACTGCTACTATCTTTGGCAAGACAATAATGCTAAATACTGCAGATAAAGCTATAAGTCTACGTGTCCAAGCAAAGTGTTTGTCGTTCTTACCTGCATCTCTAGCTCTGTTGACTTGCTTGGCTTCAAAGTTAGCACGTTGCATAAGCATTTCATTTTGGGCTTGCCTACCTTTTATGCTTTGCCCCCAGATAGACATTACTCCACCAAGTATGGTAGAGAAGAGCATCGTAATTAGTTCTAAGGGTAAGCCAAACATTAGTTACTAGCTAACCTAGTAGGTCTAGTTTTAGGGCGTAGAGATTCGTCTACTACACCACTTTTTATAGGTATACCTCCACGCGCATCTATTAACATAGCTTTTACATCTGCTACTTTATGACTTGCTTTATTTGCACCGTCACCATAGTAAGTATTACCCTTTTTTATAGTCACGTCTTTACCGCCTCTTATTATTGTTATGTCTTTAGGTACTGGAAAAGAAGCAAACTCTTTTGCTAACTCTAGCATAGCTGTCTCTGTGCTTATATTTCTATCACCTGCTAGGTAATCTTTTAACTTTTCTCTCTTATCTGTAATTAAGTAACGGCCTAAAATGTTTTGTGTTTTTTCATCAAATATAGTATTATCAGGAAGTCCAACAGCTTCTTGTGCTTCTTTTAAAACGTCAGGTATCATCTGAAATCTACCTACAGCAAATAGTCTGTTTGTGTTTGATGGGCTAGTTATACTTTGTAAGTTTTTAATTTCGCCCAGAGTCATCTCTGTAAGTTTTTTACCATCTCTAATAGTAGATAAATCACTACCTACTATTTTTTTGTTTTGAGTTCCTCTATTACTGGCCTCATAACCGCCTTCACCCTTTTCTATAAACTTAAATATACCTTCAAATGTTTCGCCTACACTTTTTGGCTCATTTATATCAAGCATAGCTTCTTTATCATAGGGTCTACTCATCAGACCCTCATCTACTTTCCCATCGGAAGCACCACCAACAGCAGCACCGTCAAGCTCAGTAACAGTAACGCTACTTTGTTCAGGAAACGGTTTAACATTAGGGTTTATCCTTCTCTCTTGGTAACGGCTTCTTAAACTATTTATCATACTCTGTGCAAAGGATGGCTTACCTTTACCTTTAGTATCTATACTAGGAGCTACAGGGGCAGCAGGAGCTTTTAAGAAACCTTGCTCAGTCTCACCACCCATGTTTAGTCTGTACAAATCAACTAGTGGTGTTCTTCTATCTATGGATGTAGGGACGTTAGGTATTCTTACAGACCTACTTATAGAATCAGTTATTGCGTTACTACCTGAGTCATCAACATATCTGCTCATTTCTTCTACTGCATTAAAGAGGTGGTCAGCAGATGACATAACTTTAGGGGCTGTGTCTACAGGCCCATCTTTTTTAGGTTCATTACGATTAGACATCAGCCCTGACTTAGGCTTATACTTCTCAGCTTCTTTTTCAAACCTGCCTCTCTCACCTTCCTTCTCTAACAAAGTACTAATGTATTGAGTTATTGTTTGTTCTCTGCTCATAACCTTACTTTCCTGTTCCTGAAGTAAATCCACCAAAGCTACCCCTAACAATAGCACCTATCACTGTTCCTGCAGCATTAGCTAAACCTGCACTCTTTGATCCTTCAGAAGCTACCTTGTTTATAGTCAACTGGTTTTCTCTTTGCAAAGCACTCTCAGCACTAGTCCATGCGTAATTCATTAGGTCACGCTCTTGCTGCCAAAGCTCATTGATACCTTGCGTAGTCAAGTTGTTAGCAGCCATAGCTTCATTCATGTTAGCGTTGTTTATTGCAGCAGTATTAGTTGTAGCTATACTTTGCCGCCACTGTGTGTTAGCTTGTGCTACAATTAGTTCATTAGATGCATTAAACATATCACGCTGGTTGTCAATCTCACCTTGAAACTTAGTCATGGCGTTCTCTTCACCTACGTTAAACTGTTCCATAGCGTTCTGCTGTGCTGTATTGTGCATATCAATCTGTGCATTTAAACCGTCATAGAATTGATTATTCTGGTTAATGCTTTCAGCGTTAAACTGTGCTGCTGAATTTTCTGCAGCTTGATCACTAAGAATAGTTTGCGTTGTGCTTTGTGCCTTAAACATTTCCATCTGTTGTTCATTAGATAGGTTTGCAAAGTCCATCTCTAAGAATGCTGCTGCTTTCTGTTGTGCAGCTTGTTGTCTGTTGTTTAAGTTAGTAATGTCAACCTGCGACATAGCTGCAGCGTCAGCCATAACTTTAGCGTTTCTGTTACTCAAGTTAGATAAGTCTACAGTGTTAGCTAATTCAGATGTACGCATAACCCTAGCTGTGTCTGCACTAAACTGTTGGTTAGCTATCTCAGCTATACGCTCAGTTTTTATGATCCTAATTTGCTGGTCATTCGTAAGCTCTTGACCCCTCATGGCTGCTTCTATCTGTGCTTGAGCTAGTACAGCTTGTTGACGGTTTGACAAGTCTTCAACGTCCATAGTCATCTTATTAGTAGAATTAAATAGCGTAGTTTGCTGTTCATTATTTAAGTTAAGACCACGTTCAGCTACAACGTTACCTACGTTAAATAGTTGTGTCTGTTGGCTGTTACTTAGTGACTGTCCTTCCATAGCTGCAATGGATGCAGCATCTTGTATGAACGCCTGTTGCTTACGTGTAGCTTCAGCCAGCTTAGACTCAAAAGCTTGTGTAGTTGTAAGTACTGCAGTCTGTTGCTCATTAGTTAAGTCTTGGCCCATCATTGCAGCCTTGACTTGTAAGTTAGATAAAGCAGTCTGCTGTCTGTTTGACAAGTTAGCCATGTCTACTTCTAAATCTTGACTAGCCCTAAGTATACTTGACTGCTGTGCGTTAGTAAGGTTTATGTCGTTTACTTGTGCATAACGTGCAGCATTAGCTATAGATACGTTTTCTTTGACGCCTAACACCTGCCCACGTAGGCTTGCTTTAAGTTGTGCAGATGCTAACACAGCCTCTTGTGTATTTGACAAGTTCTGCATCTGCAGGTTGGTATTACCTAAAGACTTCTGCAAGTTTGCAGCTTGTCTGTTTGACAAGTTAGCTAAGTCAAAGTTTTGTGCAGCAGCAGCATTAGCTAAAGATACAGCTTGGGCATTACGTACATTCTCCATGTCCATAGCTTGAAAGATAGAAGCGTCAGCTTGTGCTATAGGTAGAGTAGTTTCCATTGCAGCCTGTACCATTGCTGCAGCAGCCATAGAGCTACCACCTAGCCCACGAGCAAGCATGGTAGCGTTTACACTACGCAGTGCTCCTGCAGCCCACGCTGGTGTACCGTCATCAAAGCTACTCATTAGCTTTTCTAATTGTCCAGCTACAGTAGAGTTAGCACTAACTGCGCCTATAATTGCTTTAGCTTCTAGTGCTTGAGTAAAAGATGTACTTGCTGCTTTAGCTACAGCGTCACCAGTTAAGGCTTCAATGGTTTCACCTACTACTATAATCTCAGGGCTGTTGATGATTTTGTTTACATCAATTATTTCATCATCTGTAACTACATCACGCTCTTCACCTGTAAAGTTAGGTACATACTTAGATTGCTTCTCTGGTGCTGATGCTATTTCTGCAAACTGTGCAGCTTGTTCTACTTTAGTTGCTTCAGCTAAAGCTATGGCAGTAGGATCAAGGTTGTAGTCTACTTGTGGTTTTGCTTCAGGCGGTTTGTCTTCAAAGTTTACAACTCTAGCTTGTTCAACTTCACCTTCAAACTGTGCGCCTCTTACTTTGACGTACTCATCAAATGCAGCAAAGCCTTCAGGAAGCTCACCATCCATAATCTTTCTTTTGATTTCAGGTATGTCTCTAATAAAGTCTGCAGTAGCTGGGTCAAGGTTTAGCTGTGCTAACTCTTCAGGTGTCATAGTTTCAGCTTTAGATATAGCATCTGCTGATGGTGTACCTGTCTGCGCTGCAAACTCAGCTAGTGCAGCCTTAACTTTATCTTGAGCTAGTACGGCTTCATATGTAGCTGCGCCATTGTTTACAACTTCTTTAGCTAGGGTTGCCTTGCCTAGCTTAGTTTGAAAACGCTCTGCTTCTGCTACCTGACCTGTACCTTCTTTTATAAACTGGTCATCTTGTGCTTCAATACCTGCAACCTTTTGCTTAGTTACAAGAGAAGAGGGATCACTTATAGCTTTACCTAAAGCTTCAGAAGTGCTAGGTATGTCTGTAGTTTCAAACTGTTTTTGTGCTGTGCTTACTTTAGCTTGCGCTTGTGTGTTTGCAAGTTCAGCATCCTCCAAAGCCTTACGCTCTACGTAGCCTGGTAGTAGTTTTCCATATTCTTTGTATGCATCTAACTCTTTAAACTTATTAATCTCTGCTGCATATGCATTAAAATCATTAGTAACGTCATCAGAGTTATTTCTATTATAACCTTTAATAACAGTACCATCATCATAAGTTATTGTATAATTTTTTGAATCTCCAGTTACTTTAAATTTTGTAGGGTCTGATGGAACGATACCTTTTTTAAATGTCTGACTTAATAATACTTCAGCTTGACCGCCTCTGCCAGCACCTGTACCATTTAAGTTTTCAAAACCCTCTTCTTGTGGTATGGCTGGAAACTGCGCTAGTATATCATCAGGTATGTCTGCGTCAGTGTCTAAGTTACTTACTGCAAGCTGTGCCTCTACTAAAGTTTGCTGTGCTGTAGCGTACTCTTGCTGTGCAGCATCTAAGTTAGCAGCAGCAGGTGTTGGGCCTTTAGCTGTAGAACCCTTTACAATAGTTTTAGTACCTGGTGCTGGTCTAGCTTCTATGTATTCATCTACTGCAGAAGACGCAGTGTTTAATTCCTCTTGTAGACTAGATGTCATGTCTTCTATTTTTTTATCGTAAGATGCAACTGCTGTATTTAAAGCAGCAACATTAGCATCATAATCTGGTTTATTTATTTTATCATTATTAAAGTCATTACCTAAGTCGCTTATTTGTTTTAAAATTTGATCTTTTGTATACTTATACCCACTTATAGTATCATCATCTGCTGTTTCACCTGCTGTTAAATAAGCGTTACCAGAGGCATCATCTAGCTGTTTCTGTACATCATCTCTGTCTTTTTTTAATTTATCTAAGTCGCTTAACTGTACTTCTTCTGTTTTAGTAGTAGTAGTAGTATCACCTAAAGCAGTTTGGGTTGTTTCCATAGGCACAACTTCATCAATAGGCATCTTAGTAATAGGTGGTTGTTGGTAAGAAGATATAGGTTGGGTTATATTTACATTCTTAGGTAAACCCTGTAGCTCACGCAGTCTAGCGTTTAGTGCATCAATCTCGCTCTGTCTATCTTTAATTTGCTGATCTAATAAAGACTGTTGTTGTTGTTGCGCTTGTTGCTGTGTCTGCTGTGTATAGCCTACGGCATCTGCTGCAGTTATCACACCATCTTTATTAGTATCGTACTGTAAATCTGTAGCTAACTTACCTTGGCTCATCTTTAGTATATCTTGTTGAGCAGAACTTAAAGCTGCAGCATTTTTTAAAGCAGGGTTTGTTTGTAATTTATCTAGCTCTATGTTACGTAAATTACCTTGGTCATCGTAGTAAGTACTGTAATCAACTTCACCACCTTCAGCCATACCTGTCTGTGCTAGTGGGCCACCCTCAACACGCTGTCTAGCTATATCTGTGTAACGCCCAAGCATAGAACCAGCAGAAGGACTAGAAGCAATAAATGCATCCATCTCATCTTTTTGGGCAGGGCCAGTGAAGCCCATCTCCTTTAGAAGCTGGTGTGTCTGTTGGTTGTTAAAACCTTTAAACTTCTTTGCCATAGTACTTTACCTATTATCCATTTACAGCTTCATTTAATCCGTATATCATAACAACACAGCCACCTACAAATACTAATACACCTAAAACTACAGATATGCCCCAAAACATTTGATCTCTTTGTTTAGCTTGTAGTTCTAGTGCTTCCTTGTGTCTTTGCCTAGCTGCAGCTTGTTCTTTAACTACTAAATCCCACATACCAGGTGGGCCAAATAGCTGACACGTTTCTCGCAACATGTCCATAGCTTCTTTGTGTTTCATCTTAGCTGAAGCTATAGCAAAACCCTCTTCTTCGCTACTCGTAAGTCTACCTAGTGGGCCTTTGTGTTTACCGCTTTCAGCAAGTTGTATCTCTGTGTCTAACTTAGCTAACTTTCCAAAGTGAGGTAATAAATCACTAACATCACGTCCTGC